TCCTTGGTCTGGCCCTTCCGGTTACGGGCGAACTGTCCGGCACCTGGGGCGACACGGTCAATGACTACATCACCAAGTACATTGATGCGGCAGTTGAGGGCACCCAGACCATCAGCGGGAGCCAGACGGCAGTAACGCTGTCCGTTACTAACGGGACTTCGCTGTCTCAGGCCGGGTCGGGCGCAACAGGCTCTGCCCAGTACGCCATCATCAACTGCACAGGCAACCCGGCGGGACTGTTGACCATCACGGCTCCTGCTTCAAGTCGTCAATACATCATCCTGAACTCGACCTCTACGAGCCAGTCGGTGAAGATCGTGGGGGCAGGCCCGACGACAGGTGTGACTCTGGTGTCTGGCGAGAAGGCCGTCGTTGCTTGGAACGGCAGTGATTTTGTCAAGGTTGCCTCAACGGTTATCACAGCCTTGACGGGCACATTGCCCGTAGCCAACGGTGGTACTGGAGCAACGACTCTGACTGGCGTGCTCAAGGGCAGTGGAACTTCGGCGTTTACGGCAGGTACCGTTAGTTTGACGTCTGAAGTTTCCGGCACGCTTCCTGTGGCCAACGGCGGCACTGGAGCAACCACGCTCACCGCCAACAACGTCATCCTTGGTAACGGCACATCGGCAGTGCAGTTTGTGGCTCCCGGCACTTCTGGAAATCTGTTGACCAGTAATGGTACGACTTGGAGTTCTCAGCCTGCGCCAAGCGGCATGGTCTACCCTGGAGCCGGTATCGCCGTGTCCACTGGCAGTGCGTGGACAACCTCGCTCACTGCGCCAAGCGGCACGATTGTGGGAACGACGGACACCCAGACGCTGACCAACAAGCGGATCAACCCGCGTGTATCGAGCACCGCGTCAACGTCCAGTCTGACGCCCGACATCTCCTCCTTTGACCAGTACAACCTGACGGCGCTTGCGGCGGGCCTGACGATCAACGCTCCTACGGGCACCCCTGTGGACGGCAACTCGCTGGTCATCCGCATACTGGACAACGGGTCGTCGCAGACCCTGACGTGGAACGGCACCTACACCGTGATTGGCGTGACGCTTCCCGGCGCAACGACGGCAGGCAAAACAACGTACGTCGGCTGCGTCTATAACGCCAACAACACCCGGTGGGATGTGGTGGCGGTTACAACTCAACTGTAAACATCATGGCAAACAGATACTGGGTTGGCGGGTCGGCTGCGTGGGACGCAGCAAACGTCTGGAGCACGACTTCCGGCGGGTCTGGGGGTGCGTCTAATCCCACCAGTGCGGACGATGTGTTCTTCGATCAGAACGGCCCATACACAGTAAGCCCTTCCAGTACGCCCGCAGCTTGCCGCAACATGACTATTAGTGGCAGTAACGTCACCATTGACGGGGCTATTACTTGCTATGGTGACCTTACTGCGGTGTCGTCTGCGACTCTTGGCATCACTACAAACTCTTATTTTTTTATTTTTGAAGGCAGTGGGACGATAACGCTAAACGGCGCAACGTGTAGATATTGGGTTTGGATTGGACTCGCTTCATCTGCGACATATTCTCTTGGTTCGGCGTTTACATCCACAGGACGCTTTGATTTGGAGTACGGCTCGTTGACCACAAACAACTACAGTCTTACCGTTGGTCAGTTTGACGCCAGAGGTTCGGCGGGTACAAAAACACTTAACCTTGGCACGTCCACACTGACAATGACGACCGCTGGCACGTCGTGCATGCTTAACTCTACTAGCACGTTTAATTTCACATGGTCAACCGGCGCACAGATGACATTCACCAACACGGGAACCGTCTCCGTGGGGCTCAACGGTGGTGGCAAGTTACTTCCACCCGTTAATTTCAACAACAACGGGCCGGTCGAAGTCCAGAACTCGAACACCTTTACTGACATCCGCAGCACTTATGTCGGTGCAAAAACGTTTAACTTTACTCCCGGTGAGACAAACACATTTATTGCCTTTAATCTTCGAGGGACTAGCGGTAATTTGTACACAATAAAAGCAACTTTTACGACAGCGCAAGCTACGCTTAGAAAAAGCGGCGCTTGGTACATGGGGGCAAACTCAACAAATTCTGGCAACAACACCGGCCTGACGTTTAGCGGCGGCAGTGGTATAGACTACTTGGACGTCTCGTATATCAACGGTGTATCCGTTGGCGGACAGGGCAATCTTTTTGCGTTGCTCAATTGACTGCGGTGGCGTAAATGGAACCGATCACTGGCATTCTTGCGGCAGTCTCAGCAGCGAATGCCGCCTTCGGTGCGGTCAAGAAACTTGTCGCCACTGGGCGCGAGATTCAGGACGTTGCCGGTCAGATTGGCAAGTGGTACGGGGCTTTTGGGGACTTCAACCGTCTTGCCAACGAGAAGGCCAACAAGAAGCCATCGGTCTTCAAGCGGCTGCTGCACGACGACAGCATTGAGAACGAAGCCTTGCAGATTACGATGCACAAGCAGGCGTTGATCAAGCAGGAGTACGAACTGAAGATTCTGATCGTCGCTCACTATGGTGAGAACGTGTACAACGAGATGATCATGGAGCGCATCCGGCTGAAGAAGGAGCGCGAGAAGAAAGCGCGTGAGCATCGCCTGCGGCAGCAGGACTTCATGCTCAACGTCAAGTACGGTGGTGCAGTTGCGCTTGTCGGTACTGCTCTATTGGCAGTTCTCTACTATTTGGCAGACAAGGTACAGAGATGAGTTTCAGGAAGCCCCCGGAAGGCGCAAGCCGGTCAGAGAGGGAAGCCCATGTCAAGGCTCTTGCTGCGGTTTCTATTAGCCTGCTTGCTCTACTCCTTGCTGTTACAAATTACTTTGCCGGAAGGAACTCCTCTGCAGTTCTCAACGGAACCATAGAGTCGAACAACCTGTGGGCGTGGTATCAGGCCAAGAACGTTCGGGCGACCATCTACGAGGTCACCAACAACGAGCAGAAGGCCGTCAAGCAACGCGCCGACATGGACGAGATCATGGAAAAGGCCCGCGCTGCTGAAGCCAAGCGGGATGCTGCCAAGGCCAAGTCTTCCTACTACTCCTATTCCGGCATGGCGCTGCAACTGGCCATCGTTCTGTCCTCTGCGGCCATCCTTGCCGTCACCCTAAGCCTGTTCTACGCTTCCATCGGCGTGGGGGCGGTTGGGGTGCTTCTGTTCCTTGTGGCTTTGGGAGCCTGATATGTTTGAAATCCTGAGTGGTGGCCTATTGGGCAGCATCTTTGGTGGCTTGTTCCGGCTCGCCCCGGAAGTCTTGAAGTTCATGGACAAGGGCAATGAGCGCAAGCACGAACTGTCGATGTTCACGCTTCAGACCGATCTGGAGAAGATGCGCGGCCAATTCAAGATGGAAGAGCGGTACGTTGACTACAGCGTCAACCAACTTGATGCCATCAAGGAAGCCTTTAAGGAGCAGGCCCAGACTGCCAAGGAAGCCGGATGGTTCGTAGCGGCAATCTCTGCCCTTGTCCGTCCCGGCATCACCTGGGCGCTATTCTTCATGTACGCCACGGTGAAGGCGGCTGCAATCTACATGGCGTTCCAGACTGGCGGGCACTGGTCTGAGGTGATGACCCGTGTCTGGGATGCAGACGACTTTGCCATGCTCAATATGTGCCTGACGTTCTGGTTCGTTGGCCGCAGCATCGAGAAATACCAGAAGTGACCACGGAAGCCATCCGTATTGCACGGGAGACGCTGTGCAAACCCTTCGAGGGTTACGCCAAGCGCCTGCCAAACGGTGACTGCAAAGCCTATCCCGATCCGGGTACGGGCGGGCATCCTTGGACGATTGGGTGGGGCAGCACCGGCCCCGAGGTGACGCCGGATACGGTGTGGACTGAACAGCAGGCCCAGGAATCGTTAGACAGCCACCTGTTGCACTTCTGTATGGGTGTGCTGCGGCTGTCCCCGATTCTTCTAAAACAACCCGCCAGACGCCTTGCCGCAATCATCAGTTTCGCGTATAACTGCGGGCTAGGAAACTACCGCATTTCCACGCTGAAAAAGCGGGTAGACGCTCAGGATTGGGCGGGTGCGTGCGAGGAAATCGTCAAGTGGAACAAGGCCGCAGGGCGTGTACTTAGGGGGTTAACCCTTAGACGTGAAGCCGAGGCGGCGCTGCTGAGATAACCATGCCACTCCAGAAAATCCTGTTCAAGCCCGGAGTCAACCGCGAGAACACGCGGTATACCACCGAGGGCGGATGGTACGAGTGCGACAAAGTTCGCTTCCGTCAAGGCAACCCCGAGGTCATCGGCGGATGGCAACGCATTTCCGCGAGCACGTTCCTTGGTGTATGCCGTTCGCTGTGGAACTGGGTGACGCTGACTAGCCAAAACTTGATTGGGGTTGGCACCAACCTGAAGTTCTATATTGAGAACGGCGGAAACTACAACGACATCACGCCCATTCGCTCCACGGCAACCCTTGGAACTGACCCGTTTACAGGCAATGGGA